TACGCTCTCCTCGACCAAAATTTGAGCGTGTGGGGATTTTTTTATTTAATTATTTACTTTGACTTTCATCGATTTTTTGATGATACCACTTTCTTCTGCAAGCGTTGTGTCATCTTCCGATTTTACATATAGATTAGGAGAGTTAGCAAAACTCAAATCATAGCCATTTTCTATCGCCCAATTTTTAAAAGTGCTTTCTTTAATTTTGTACAGTTTGTCAGCAATTTGTTGGATTTCTACTTTAGAGTAATATTTGACCTCTTGAGGAAGATACAAGTAAATGACATTTTTGCCTACTGGTTTAGTTATGACCTGATGGCCCGACTCTGCCAACTGATTATTGATTTCAGTAGTTAAATGGTTAGCAAATTGTGTATTAGACTCTTCTGTATAATCAGGACCATCATTTTTAATTTCTTGGGATGAGCTTGCTTCACTTTTAGATTCACTAACTTTATTTTCTTTTGAGTTTTCCTTGCTTGTTGAACTCTTAGACGAAGAGGACGAGGTGGTTTGCGTTGTAGCTGGTTTTGTAATCTCAGTGTTTGTTTTGTTTTCTCGGAAGAAAATCCCAATAACAAGAGCACAGCTTATCAGAACAGCAATTGAAATATTTCTATATTTGGTGTTCGGGCGTTTTTTGACAAAATACCAAATGCCAGTTGCTGAAACTAAAACGATTAACGATAAAGTATTTTTAAATATTTCCATTTTTTACATTCCTACTATTTTCTTAAATTCTTCCTGGATCATATCCTCTCCCCAGGTAGTTGAAATCTTGTGCTTTTTGGCGAACTGGAGCCAGTTAAAGTCTGACGCTTCGTAGTGTGCGAGTTCTTCGGAGATAAGATGACGTACCATGAAGCGATCTGCTTCGTTTTCGTATTTATAAAGCAGTCGCTTGTAGTGTGCTGGATTGTGGTTTATGTGCCCCAATTCGTGCAGAATGACCTTTTCTCTCTCTTCTAGAGGTAAATCCCCATTAACGTAAATAATGCGCTCATCGGGGAAATAGAAGCCTCTACGCTCCCACATAGTTTCTGGGAAGAGATAGAGTGTGACCTGGTACTCGTCTAAGAGTTCATTTACTTTCAATATCCGACACCCCCAAAGAGAGTTTAATGATCTGCGCAATCTTATCCACATCATCGTCAGAAAGTGGTTTACCATCGAACAGGACAACGCGTTCGCGAAGATTTGATAAATCAACGACACGGCCGTCTGCAGTGGTTACTGTTTCGCTGGCAACATTTGGGTTATCCGTCCGTCCGAGCAGATAGTCTGTAGACACATTGAAGTAGTCGGCGATTTTTGCGATATGTTCAGCCGAAGGAGTCTTTTTATTCTTAAGGCTGTAAATGTAATTTTTCCCTAAACCAACTCTTTCTTCCAAAGTATTTAGAGAAATCCCCTGTTTTTTAGCTAAACTTTTAATTTTTTCGAATGTCTCAAACATTGATTTATCAACCTTTCTGAAGCATTACAAAAAAAATATTTTATTTTTTCATCTAAAACACTTGACATTTATTAGACGAACGACTAAAATAGTATTTGTAATTAAGAAACAACTAAAAAAACAACTAAGAAATAAATCGTAAAAAATGTTTTGGCGAACGGTATTTATAGATTTATCATTGTTTTTATTATGCCTTTATTTTAGATGAACATCTAAAAAAAGTCAAGTGAAAAGATAAAAATAGTTAAAATTTTAGTTGTTTCTTGTTTACAAATGAGAAAAAAGGAGGCGCGTGAGTATGAAAATCGGCGGAATTACAACGATAGACTCAGAAATTTCTTTCGGGGAATGTGATATTCAAGAAGTACCTGAAGAAATAAAAAAGCTTTTCCCAGACCAGAATCTTATAAAAGTTTCTGAAAAAGGAAAAAGCTATATTTTAAACTCAGACTATATCGTATTACTTTTTACGAGTCTGTGAAAGTGCCGAACCAGCAATAGACTTAGTACGGGCAGAAGAACGCCCGTCACGAAGAGCCTTACTTGCTTTGGTGGCAACTTTAGCAGAAGTCTGCTTGGATGAATTTAGATAGGAGGTGAGTGTATGCCGGATATTGACAATGGCCGAAAGAAGGTTTCTGAATATTTAAAGCAACACAATATCAAGAAGCGTGATTTGGCAACGGCTTATGGTTATAAGCGACAGGAAGTTACGAATATCTTGAATGGTTCGACTAAAGGACCTGCTGCAAATAAGTTTATCTTGCGAGTGATTGCAGATTACAGCATTGAGTAAACAAAAAAAGCACCTAACAAAGTCAGGCGCTAATCAAAAATACTAATCAAATTATAGCACAGAAAGAGAGGAAAAGCTATGCCAAAAGCTGAATTGGTTTACAGACCCGCTAATCAATCCGAAAAAGCGGAAGCTGGTGACTATAAGCATCTTTGTCAAATTTGGGAAGGTTTGACTCCTAGCACAGCCAAGGTCTGGGCGAGAGAAATGAGAGAACACCCAGACTTTAGCAGATACATAGACAACCCAACACACAAGATTGTCTTTATCAATTACGAGGGATTTCGTCTTTTTGTGAAATGGAAATCTCGCAATCGGTACAGAAGCAAGAAAGAGACGCTCAACGAGATGTTGAAAAACATCAAATTTGAAGAACGGGCTAGCTGAGCTAACGTTTAAGAAAGGATAAAAAATGAGTGAAATTATAAAAGTAAAAACAGCAAAGCAATTAACTGCTGAAGCACGTGAACAAATTGGTCGGATGGCTTCTAACGAAGCAATCAAAATCATCAATGCTTGGATTCGCGAAGAGGCGAATTTAGGAGGTGGAAGCATCAGATTTAGCCACAACGAAATTAGGCATGCTGTGGATAAGAATATTAAAAAACACTATTTTAATTTGGATGATGTTATCGAAAAAGCGATTACGCGGTATTGGTTGGCGGGATACTCAGGCAGCAAGGAACGTATCCCATCAGGAATCTATTTCAAAATTTCATGGGGTGAAGATAAATGAGCCTAAAAGACCTTAAAAGATTGACCATCTTGCAAGTCGTTGCAATCGTGCTGCTGGTCATTGCTGGTGTGCAGACCATCGGTAAGCAAAATCAGCAAATCCGTGAGCTGCAGGAGCAGATTGCTGACAATCGCGACAGTATTCGCGTGCAGTCCGATACGAATCGGCGACAGGATACGATGGTCAATAAATTCAACCAAATGTACTATGAGTTTCAGCATTGGAAAGCAACGGGAGAAACGGATTTTCCGGGAGGGTAAGAAATGAAAATTGAAATGATATTGGGAATCGGTTTACTAGTCAGCATCGGTCTGCTAGTAACGAACATGACAATTAGTACAGCGATCATCAATCGCCTAAAAGAAAAAAACAATTATTATCGTAGCGCGAAATATCGCTTGGAAATGTTTGAACAAGAGTTATCCTTGCGAAATAAAAAAATGAAGATGGGAGAATAGCCACAATGGTTACAATCAATAAACTCGAAATTGAAAACGTCAAGCGCGTGAAAGCAGTCAAGCTAGAGCCGTCTGCAACTGGCTTGACAATAGTAGGTGGAAATAACAACCAAGGGAAAACAAGCGTGCTGGATGCGATTGCTTGGGCACTGGGTGGAAATAAGTATAAGCCGAGCCAAGCACAGCGTGAAGGCAGTACAATCCCACCTAGCCTTAAAATCACGCTCTCAAACGGCCTGATTGTGGAACGTAGCGGGAAAAATAGCACTCTCAAAGTCATTGATCCAAGCGGGAACAAAGCAGGTCAAAACTTGCTTGATAGTTTTGTGGAAGAACTGGCTATCAATTTGCCAAAATTCATGGAGCAAACTAGCAAAGAGAAAGCAAAAACTTTGCTACAAATCATTGGAGTCGGTCCGCAATTGGCTGAACTGGAAATGCAGGAAAAGGCCAAATATGACGAGCGCCACGCAATTGGTGTGATTGCTGACCAAAAAGAAAAGTTTGCTAAAGAGCAGCCGTACTATCCAGATGCGCCGAAAGAACTGGTCTCTATCGCTGAGCTTATCCAACAGCAACAGGCTATCCTTGCTAAGAATGGTGAGAACGCTCGCAAGCGCCAGAATGTGGTAGCTATCCAAAATCAACACGCTTCAGCAACTGCAGAAGTGGAACGGCTAGAGCAATTGCTGGCCGATGCCAAAGAAAAAGAAAGTCAGTTAGCTCAAGACTTGACTATCGCGAATACCGATGTCATGGATCTTCTCGATGAATCTACTGAAGAAATCGAAAAGAACATTGCAGAGATTGACGAAATCAATCGTAAAGTGCGTGCTAATCTGGACAAGGACAAAGCAGAAGAAGACGCTAAGGGCTATCGTGAGCAGTACAAGGAACTGGACAATGTGATTGCAGACATCCGCAAGCAGAAGACAGACTTGCTTACTAATGCAGACTTACCGCTGCCGGGCTTATCCGTGGATGATGGCGAATTGCTTTACCTTGGTCAACGCTGGGACAATATGTCAGGTAGCCAACAGTTACAAGTGGCCACAGCTATTGTCCGCAAGCTTAAGCCAGAATGTGGATTCGTACTCATTGACAAGCTGGAGCAAATGGATCAGCTGACTTTGCAAGAATTTGGCGCGTGGCTTGAAAAAGAAGGATTGCAAGCAATTGCAACACGGGTATCAACTGGAGACGAATGTAGCATCCTGATTGACGACGGGTATAGCGTGAAACCAGAAAACTTTGTCTCTGCTGCTCAAAATGGGCTAGAGAATGCTTTGAAAAATGGGTTAATAAGCAATGCTAGCGCATCGGCTGCATGGCGAGGTGGATTTTAAAAAATAAAGGAGAACAATCATGAAGAAAACAGAAAAGATTATCGTATTAAGAGATAAGAAAGATGGATCTTATCTAAAAAACTACAAAAACAATGACGATTCAATGGCTTGCACGTCTAACTGGACAAATGAAATTCGAGAAGCTGCATATATGCCGGTAGAATTTTACTACAGTGATGAGGAGCGAAACAATAAATTGGCTGATTTCTTTGGCTCAGAACCGCTTCTTGTAGAAGTAGAGTACACAATCAAAAAACTGGATGGTTCTGAACCCGAAGATTTAGCAGATAGAACCGAAAATTCAAAACGTGAGTCATTCAAGAAGTTTCTTGATATGTTAGCGAATGGACTGGAGGATGACTAAACATGCAAATCACAAGAGGAAAACGGGCGCGGGCTCAAAAAGTAGTTATCTACGGTCCTGAAGGAATTGGGAAGTCCACATTTGCTGCTGAATTTCCAAACCCAGTATTTATCGACACAGAAGGGTCAACGGATAACATGGATGTAGCTCGGTTAGATAAGCCGACCAGCTGGACTATGCTCGTCAACGAGATTGCTTTTATCAAAGCTAATCCGACTGAGTGTGGGACTCTCGTCATTGATACGATCGACTGGGCAGAATCCATGGCAGTTGCCGATGTCTGCGCTCAGCATGGCAAGAAAGGGATTGAAGATTTCGGCTGGGGCAAGGGTTATACTTATGTCCAAGAAGAAATGGGGCGTTTCTTGAATAGTCTTTCTGACTTGGTGGATATGGGAATCAACGTTGTATTGACTGCGCACGCTCAAATCAAGAAATTTGAACAACCAGACGAGATGGGATCTTATGATCGCTACGAGTTGAAACTTGGTCAAAAGACAGGCTCTAAGACGGCACCGCTGGTGAAAGAGTGGGCGGATATGGTCCTATTTGCCAACTACAAGACTTTGGTCATGACGACTGATAACGGTAAGAAGAAGGCGCAAGGCGGTGAGCGCGTGATGTACACTAACCATCGCCCAGCTTGGGATGCCAAAAATCGTCATGGATTGCCTGATGAATTGCCGTTCCATTACGCAGGAATTGCTCATATCTTTGCAGGCCAACAAGTTCAGACTCAACAGACACAACCGCAGGCAGTCACTCCAGCGCCTCAACAAGCTACGTCACAGCCGCAGCCGATGCAAACGGAATTACCAATTGACATGTCGCAAGTAGCAGCTAAACCGCAAAATAGCGCCTCTGAGGAGCCACAAGCTCAAGCCGAACCAACACAACCAGCGCAATATCATACGAGTCTACCAACTGGTCTGACCGATCTCATGTCTCAAGAAAACGTGACAGAAGAAGAACTGCAGAAAGTGGCTTACATTCGCGGTCACTTTCCACTAGGGACGCCAATCGAAAACTTCCCTCCTGACTACTGGAATATGATTATCGCGCATTGGCAAGCGACCATGGAAGTCATTCAAAATCAAGTACGAGCTGAGCCAGATTTGCCCTTCACGGTGTAGATTCTGGGAGTTAGAAATCATAGCAAAATATAACAAGGAGTATCTATGAAAGATAAAACTATTAAAATTGATTTGTCGAAAATCGCAAATACAGCCTTACAAGAAAAGGTTGACAAAGAACTTGAGAAAGTCCTTGAGAACATTCTGGACCTCAATACAGAAGCTAAAGCGACCCGTAAAGTCACGATCATACTAACGATGTCAACGGACGATGAGCGTACTGTCGTTAAAACAGGTATGGAAGTCAAATCAACTCTGGCACCGCAAAAAGGCGTTGCAACAACAGTCATTGTCGGTCGCGATGATACTGGTAAAATTCACGCAAACGAGCTCAAGAGCGGCATCCCTGGCCAGACTTACTTCGATGACAACGGGGACATGCGAACTGACACGGGTGAGCTTATCGAAAAAGTGGAACAACAAGAAAAATCTAAAATCATTGATTACAATCAAAAGAAAGCAGGTAACTAACCATGACAGAAAACATCAAAGACGCATTATCCTATGCAGTCGAATTGGCAGATCGAGAAAACAAAATCATCAAGTCTGAAACAGGCCGGGAATACTACGACAGCAACCGTCATAGTTTGCGTGAGCTGCAGCCGCGACAATATGCGCCAGTGCTTAATTTGCAAACATTGCGCAGTCTGGTAGTCTACCTCAAGTCTGGCAATGATCTTATCAATCAAAAGCGAGTTGTTGTAGTTGTCGAAAGCCCGCAGAAAGTATCTGTATATGACCAAGTATACTTTGAATACGGACAACGCGATCAACTTGTTTCTGTTCAGGCTGCCGTACCACGAATTCCTTTTGATAACTGGCACGATCAGGAAGAATTTAATATTATGCTGCAGTCTATGTTTATCGATGATGCAGACCGTGGCATCGTGCTTGACTTTGCCAGCCATCTAAAAATCGAAAAGGGTACTGAAGTCCAAGACAACGGTGTTAGCCAAATAGCGACAGTTCGCGATGGTGTAGCAAGCCTAGCACAAGCTAAGACTCCAAACCCAGTAACATTGCGACCATATCGTACTTTCAACGAAGTAGAGCAGCCTGCTAGTCAATTCATCTTTCGCATCAACAAATCAGCGAATCTTGCGCTCTTTGAAGCAGATGGGGGTAAATGGCAGCTGGAAGCTATCAGTAACATCGCAAGTTACTTGACGAAAGAACTTGCAGGTAACGACAAAATCACAATTTTAGCATAAGGAGAAATCAACATGACACAACAACAATACAATAACTTTGATCACGAAATTGGCTGGGAAGACACTATCGAAAAGGATTCGGATTTCGTCCTATTGCCTGACGGATTGTACCACTTCACGGTCGTTGGTATGGAACGTACACGACACACGCCGAATCCACAAAGTCCCGGCAAATTGCCAGCATGTAACAAAGCTATCGTCAGCATCAAAATCGTAGCTAACGAAGGCGAAACAGAACTGCGCCACAATCTGTTTCTGCACAGCTCAACTGAAGGCATGCTATCTGCTTTCTTTGCTGCAATTGGCCAAAAGAAAAAGGGCGAGCCGCTTCGTATGAACTGGAATACCATCATCGGCGCAACTGGTGTATGTAAAGTCGGAACTAGACAATATAACGGGAATAACTACAACGAAGTCAAATCCATGCTCTACCCTGAAGACGTGGACTATACAAAAGTATTGAATCAACAACCAGGACAAGTTACACAAGCAAGCTATCAGCAACCACAGCAGCCGAATTTTGCGCCACAACCGCAAGGGCAAGCTGGATACCAAGCCGGGCAATTCTAGGAGGTAAGGGATGCAATTAAGACCTTATCAACAGGAAGCACGGGAAGCTGTTCAAGCTGAATGGGCTAAAGGTCGCAAACGCACGCTCTTAGTATTGCCTACAGGATGTGGGAAAACGATAGTCTTTTCCAAAATCATTGAAGACCAAGTGAAAGAGGGCAAGCGGGTGCTTGTCCTTGCTCATAGGTCGGAGCTTTTAGAGCAGGCTAGCGACAAGCTCAAGACTGCTACTGGTCTTGGCACGGCCTTAGAGAAAGCAGAGAATACTTCTATCGGTTCATGGTATCGGGTTGTAGTAGGATCAGTCCAGACCATGCAGAGAGAGAAGCGACTTAGTCAATTTCCTCCCAACTGGTTCGATACAATTGTAGTTGATGAAGCCCACCACGCCATTTCAGACGGCTATCAGCGTGTCCTTGGTTACTTCGAGCAGTCCAACGTCCTCGGGGTAACAGCGACCCCAGACCGTGGAGATATGAAGAACCTTGGTTCCTACTTCGACAGCTTAGCTTACGAGTATTCGCTGGTACAGGCTATTAAAGAAGGCTATCTATCGAAAATCAAGGCTTTGACAATTCCGCTCAGCTTGGATTTATCAAATGTCAGCATGTCAGCAGGCGATTTCAAGGCGAGCGATGTCGGAACGGCACTAGATCCATATCTGGAGCAGATAGCAGATGAAATGGTTAAGCAATGTGCAGATCGTAAGACAGTCGTGTTCTTGCCCTTGGTCAAGACCTCACAGAAGTTTCGCGACATCTTAAACGCAAAAGGCTTTCGCGCTGCTGAAGTCAATGGAGAGTCCAAGGACCGCGCCGAAATTTTAGAAGACTTCGAGGATGACCGTTACAACGTGCTCTGTAACTCTATGCTCTTGACTGAAGGCTGGGACTGTCCGTCTGTAGATTGCGTGGTAGTGCTAAGACCTACTAAGGTGCGAGCGCTGTATAGCCAGATGGTAGGGCGTGGTACTCGCTTGCATCCAGGCAAAGAAGAACTGCTCTTACTGGACTTTCTCTGGCACACGGAGCGCCACGAGCTATGCCGGCCAGCTCACTTGATCTGTGAGACTCCAGAAGTCACTCAGAAAATGGTCGAGAATATGGAAGATCAGACAGGCGTCATGCTGGACCTTGAAGATATGGAAGTCAAGGCTACAGAAGATGTAGTCGCACAGCGTGAAGAGGCTTTGGCAAAACAGCTGGAAGAAATGCGCAAACGCAAACGCAAGCTGGTAGATCCATTGCAATTTGAAATGTCTATCCACGCTGAAGACTTGTCGAACTACGTGCCCAATTTCGGATGGGAGATGGCGCCTGCTAGTGATAAGCAAATTAAAGCGCTTGAGAAATACGGCATACTTCCTGATGAAATCGCAAACGCTGGGAAGGCTGCGTTATATTTAGATAGATTGCACAAGCGACAATCAGAAGGCTTAACTACGCCAAAACAAATTCGGTTCTTAGAAGGTCGTGGTTTTAAAGATGTCGGCATGTGGCAGTTTGACCAAGCCAGAAGTATGATCGATCGCATTGCTGCAAACGGCTGGCGATTGCCAGCAGGCGTGCGACCCGCTGAATATGTACTAAATTAAAAAAGTTCTTTGAAAATTTAATAAAAACACTTGACAAATTTGTCTGACAAGAATTATAATAATTGTTGTCGGACAGAAAGGTGGTGAACCATGACTGACAATAGAAAAACAGTAGGTCGTCCCAAAGCTGAAAAGCCACAAGACAAGCGTGTAACTGTGAGAATGACACAAGAAACTTTCGATAAGTTTGAGAGTTATTGTAAAAATCAACAGGTTACAAAGTCAGAAGCAATTCGCAGAGCGGTTGAGTTACTCAAATAAAAAAACAACTTAGAACCCCTAACGCCAATCAGACGGTTCTAAGCTGTCCACCCGAAGTGTAAACTCCGTGAAATCTATTATATCACGAGTGGACACTTCTTTTCAACATACACAAAGGAGTGTTTTTATTATGGCTCAAAGAAATATTTTAAACAGTTACGAAGAATTGGTTGCTTATGTTAGCGAAATACAAGATTCATTAGATATTCTACATGAATGGTTATCGGTTGCTCCTGACATCGACAAACCGGAGACGTATTTAGATTTAATCACACAACATAGCTCGCATTGGGCATTGCTTAATCTAATTAGACACCGTTTAAATTGCTTGACTGAGGAACATGGTGCAATCGTGAGAGAAGAAGTCAGAACAGGAGCGTGCAAGAATGGGAAAAGATAATCAACTAAAAACTATGATAGGTCAACGATTTGGTAATTTAGTCGTTATATCTCGAAATTCTCAAAATTCAAAAAGTGGTAATGCTAGATGGGATTGTGAATGCGATTGTGGCAATAAGGCAATAGTGATTGGAAGTAAGCTCCGTAACGGTTACACTAAATCATGTGGATGTGCTAGAAAGAGCGAAGTTGCGCAAGGCTATGCCAAAACAAGGCTTTATCGTATTTGGCGTGGTATGCACAACCGTTGTTATAAAAAGGATAACGACAATTATTCTTACTACGGCGGTCGAGGTATTAAAATATGTTCTGATTGGCATACCTTTATTAAGTTTAGAGATTGGGCGCTGTCTAATGGATATGCTGATAACTTGTCTATTGATAGGATAGATCCTAAAAGAAACTATACTCCAGATAATTGTCGATGGGCAGATTCAAAAGAACAAGCCAACAATAAGACTAATAACCATATGATTGAATATAAAGGTAACAGATATACAATGTCAGAATTTGCAGATTTATTGAACGTTACGTATTGGACTGTTAATAATCAATTAAGGCTTGGTTGGAGCGCTGAAAAAATAGCAAACAAAGCAAAGGAAAAAAATGTCAGAAGAAAAATTTGATTTATTACCATTATTAAATTATATTGACCCAGCCACCCTCTCATATGAGGGGTGGTTGTCGGTAGGTATGGCTCTTAAACATGAAGGATATACAGCATCCGACTGGGACAACTGGTCGCAAAATGACAGCCGATACAAGAAATTCGAATGCTTTAAGAAATGGGATACTTTCAACGAGGAAGCAGGAACAATTGTGACGGGTGCCACGATTACCCAACTTGCAAAAGAAAATGGCTGGGTGTCGCAATCTGGCTACGATAGCGAGAATGCGCGTGAGTTGGACTGGAACGATACCATCGACCGTGACTATCGTGTCATCGATAAAGATTGGATTGAAGGTAAAGAAATCCACGAACCGACAATTTGGAATCCAGTTCAAGAAATCATCAAATATCTTGAAACACTTTTTGAAGCTAGCGAAAATGTCGGTTATGTAACCAAGTGCTATCCAAAGACTGACGACGAAACTGGCGAGATTGTCAAATGGCTGCCAACAAAGGGAGCTTATGACCGTACGGCTGGTCAGTTGATTGAAGCTCTTAGCAAATGTAATGGCGACATCGGCGCAGTGCTAGGTGACTATCACGAAGAAGCGGGCGCATGGGTGCGATTCAATCCCATGGATGGAAAGGGTGCCAAAAATGAAAACGTGACAGATTTTAGATATGCCTTGGTCGAATCCGATAGCATGCCAATTGACAAACAGAATGCCATCTACAAAGAACTTGAATTGCCGATTGCTGCTTTGGTACACAGTGGGAACAAGTCGCTTCACGCTATCGTCAAAGTGGATGCTAAAAATTATGAAGAATACCGCAATCGTGTTGATTACCTTTATAAGATTTGTCAGAAAAACGGAATCATAGTCGATACTCAAAATAAAAATCCGAGTAGACTATCACGCATGCCAGGTTTCATCCGAAACGGCCAGAAGCAATTTTTAGTAGACACAAACATCGGTAAGACTGACTGGGACGAATGGTATCAATACATCGAGGACTTGAACGATGATTTGCCTGATCCCGAAGGATTGGCCGACAGTTGGGATAACTTGCCAGAATTGGCTCCTGAATTGATTAAAGGAGTCCTCCGCCAAGGCCACAAGATGCTGATTGCTGGACCATCTAAAGCTGGTAAGTCATTCGTCCTGATAGAAATGTCTATTGCGATTGCCGAGGGCAAGAAGTGGCTTGGTTGGGATTGTACGCAAGGGCGTGTCCTCTATGTCAATCTGGAACTAGACAGACCGTCTGCCTTGCATCGCTTCCGTGATGTCTATCAAGCCATGGGATTAGCGCCACAGAATATCAACAACATCGATATTTGGAATCTGCGTGGGAAGACTGTACCGATGGACAAGCTAGCGCCTAAGCTCATACGTCGAGCTTTGAAAAAGAACTACATCGCAGTTATCATTGACCCTATTTATAAGGTTTTGACGGGTGACGAAAACTCAGCAGACCAGATGGCGCATTTTACGAACCAATTCGACAAGGTAGCGACAGAGTTAGGCTCTAGTGTTATCTACTGTCACCACCACTCAAAGGGGTCTCAAGGTGGCAAGAAGTCCATGGACCGCGCTAGTGGTTCGGGTGTATTTGCTCGGGATCCTGATGCGCTTATCGACTTAGTAGAGCTAGAAGTATCAGAAGAATTACTGACACAGCGCCTGAACCAGGCAGCGTGCGAAGTATACAAACTGGCTTTGCAAGAGCGAAACAATGCCTATTACCAACAGAATGTAGGTCTTGATGACCTCTTAAGCCCGGCGCAGATGCAGACTCACTTTGAAAAAGGCATTCCAGATGTCATGGCTCGAGCTCCATTCGTGGACAGGCTCGAAGAAGTCCGCAACAAGATCCAGATAGCGACTGCTTGGCGAGTCGAAGGCACACTTCGAGAGTTTGCCAAGTTTAAGCCAGTCAACATGTGGTTCAGCTATCCAGTACACGCGCTTGATGAATCAGGTGTGCTGGCAGATATACAATTGGAAGATGATAAACCGAGCTGGCAAAGAGCTAAAGAAACTCGCAAAAAGAATGCGAAGGAAGATAAAAAGCAAAAGCTGATAGAGTTTGATGAAGCTATCGAAAATGCAAATTATGGTGAACCACCATCGAAAGAGGATGTAGCAGATTACTTAGGTATAACTGTCAGAACTGTCGAAAGACGCATAAAAACATCTAAAAAATATCAAATAGATAAAAACACAGGTAACATTATTCCTGTAATAAAATCAGCGACAGAACCGTAAATTTCTGGTCGTGTCCTAATAACGACAACACTATAAAAATACGGTGGTGTCGTTGTCGCGACAGAACCGAAAAATACGGTGGTGTCGTGCGACAGACAACTATATATTATATATATAGATAATGTCCTGTCGTCCATCATGTCCATACCTGTATAGACAGGGTTGCTTAAAACGCACCCTGTCATATACAAGGGTTATGGACTAAAAGCGAAATTAAAAAGTAAAAATATGCGAGGTGTGAAAATGGAAGCTTATAAACAACGAATGATTGATGAATATAATCAACTAAAAGAACGATGTATGCGAATTAAAAATTTTTTAAAAGAATATAAAGAAAGACAAGTGCCTGACTTTGAATTGTCCTGCCCGCTTGAATTGTTACAATCTCAATATCACGCAATGAGAAGCTATTTGAAAATTATAGAGACTCGTGCAAAAATCGAAAAAATTGACCTCGTCGAGAAAGAGAAAATATATACAGTAGAAATCCCGGTAGGTGATGGTTTCTTTCAAACTTTGTGCCAAAGTGGCAACGGAAATCTATGCTTAAGTGATCATAAATATTTATCTCTTGAAAAATTACGAAAACATAATAGTTATGTTCCTGGCGGGCTTACCGAGAAAAAAATAAAAAATTCTACTGTAGCATGGGCGTGGCAATTTGCGAAAGAGGTAGAAAATGATTGAATTCTTTTTACCAATGAAAAAAATACCAACTACTACTCACCAACAAAAAAAGGTAAACGTGCAATTTAGAAAGCCAATCTTTTATGAGCCAGCTGACTTGAAAAATGCCAGAGCGAAATTTGAAAGCCTGCTTGCCCAGCATGTGCCTCCTGATAAATTTAAAGGAGCTGTTCGACTGACGGTTAAGTGGTGTTTTCCTCGTATCAAAAAAAGCTACGACGGCCAGTACAAGACCACGAAGCCAGATACGGATAATCTGCAGAAGTTGCTCAAAGATTGCATGACGAAGCTTGGTTATTGGCAAGATGATGCACAAGTGGCCAGCGAGATTGCCGAGAAGTTTTGGGCGGACACAGTCGGGATCTATATCAAGATTGAGGAATTGCGATGAAGATTGACTACATAGATTTCTTTAGCAGAGTCATTCCTGAATGGATGGCAAGTAGCAATCAGAAGAGTCAAGAGGTCGGTTTTGGCTCAGATGCCTACTGGCTATGGGCAGTATCGTCAATTGGAGAAATTTGTAAACAATACAACGATGATGAGCTGGTGACAGAGCAATTTGGTTTGCTCTTTTGCTGGCTAGAGAAGCAGGCAGGAGGAATTGGAATATGAAATATAAAGTAACGGAATACAACTCAGATTTTCAAGAAGAACAAACGGGTACTTGTGATCTATGCTATGGTACTGCTTGGGTTGAAAATGGTTCAATCACGGTTGAAGATGAAAATGGTAATGAAACTGAAATTGAATTGACTGTCTGGGATTGGGGTGATTTTGACACCATCTATATTGATAATGTGGTTAATTTCTCCGCTTGGTTACAAGAAAGGGATGTTGAACCGATTGAAGATGGTGAGGAATGGTCTTGGCTATGTGAATTGGTAGAAAAATATAATGAGGGACGAGAAGATGAAAGTACAGCGATTGATTGAGAAGTATAAAAAACTTGAGGGTGTATGGGATGCTGAAGGAGCAGAGCTAGCGCGCCAAATCTTTTTACAAGATTTAGAACAACTAGACGAACCGCAGAAAGTCGTAGTCCCGCAGTTTGTGGCGGATTGGATTAAGGTAGCGAAACCTGTCTACTCTTTATCTGGTGCTATGGTTTATGGAAGTCCGGGAGTCAATAAGTGGCTAGGGAGCTGGGACAATCAAGAAACATTCGCTCGAGCGTGGCTTGATGGTTACGAGGTGAAGCAGGAGAAGCGGTATAAGGTTGTAATGCCTAATGTTTCTTCGAGCGGAGGTGTTTTGACCCGTATCAAACATGACGATAGCTGGATTTGGATTGATACACTCGGAACCATCGTCGAAGGGCGAACCCACACCCGCAAAGAGCTTGAAGATGCTGGGTTCGGATGGGTGTTTGATTGCCCAGGCATTGAGATTGAGGAGGTGAATTGATGAAAGTTGCAAAGTATACACACAAGTCTTTTGACGGCATCAAAATCATAAAAGGCTGGGTTTTAGTAAATAATTATGGTGAAAAGGAATTTGTTTATTATAACGGGACGGAATTATGCGTCCACCCTGCCAGCGATTGGGAGGACGAGTTAAAGGAGGTAGAAGAATGAAACGACCAAGCAGATATCCTTACACACGAAGTCAATGGACTGAAGAAATCACAATAGTAAGCACAGGTGATAACGGATGTTTTAAACTTAGGGTTTTAGAAAATCAAGTGGTAGGTGAGAGAAAATAAGGAGGCGCAAGATGATACCAAAATTTAGAGCGTGGGATAGAATACAAAACAAAATGATTGATGTTGATGAGATTCATTTTGATAATGGGGAGTTGGATTTTATCGGTGATGGTATTACATTTATGCGCAAAGCCAACGAAATCGAACTCATGCAGTCAACAGGATTGAAGGACAAAAACAGTAAGGAAGTATTTATCGGTGACATCGTTAAATGTACAAGAGGATGTCACCATGAAGTGTATTTAGAAAAAGAATATGGTGGCACATTCATAGGCGGAATGCCTGCTATTTATCTAAAAGGAATAAAAGAAGGATATGCTTGGACTGGAGATGAAGAAATCATCGGCAATGTCCACGAAAACAAGGGACTTTTGGGGGTGAGCGATTGACGATCAATATCAAACAACGATTAAAGGCCTTGCAGTATATCGACATCAAAGCGAAATCGAAACACCAGGAAATCATCAGCTTGAAGTCTGGAATTTTACGAGGACAACAATTTGATAATATGCCAAAAGCAGAAAGCCCAGCTAATCGCTCTGAAGAATTGAACGTGCTGATTATCGATAAGTCAGAACAGCTATATCGCGAAATTCAAGAACTCTATCAAGAGCGGGATGAGCTGGTACAAGCGATTGAATCACTGGACGATCCAGTTGAAAATATTATCATGCGGCTACTGTATATTGATGGGCTTTCGTGGAATGAGATTCAGGTCCGATTGCGATGTGGACGCGGGACGATACACAGAGCCAGAGATAGTGCTTTAAAAAAACTTTCTAAAAAAAATGGAACTAATGGAACTCTTTGGAATTCCTAAAGTGATATTATGGTATTGTCGAAAAAGTGAAAACGAAACGATTTTCATGAGGACTCCTAGAAAAAGGCGCGCAGTTGCGTCTTTTTTTTGTTACAAAAAAATAAGGTGGTGATGGAAAATCGCTAAACTAACTTTAAAACAACAGAGATTTGCTGATGAGTACATCATCAGCGCAAATGCGACGGATGCTGCTATCAAAGCTGGATATAGTGAGAAGACTGCTAGAAGCCAAGGACAGCGTCTGTTGACAAAAGCTGACATTTCTGATTACATTCAAAATCGAATGGAAGAGTTGCAAGATGAAAAAATATTGACTCAGAAACAGATTCTTTTGATGTTGTCAGAAATTGCTTCAGGTCAAGCCATGGAAACGACAGTAGTCACGACCAAGGTCGCTGAATTAAAACTCGACCCTGTGAGTGGAAAGTCTGTGAAAGTCTACAACGAAATCCCTCAACTTGTCGAGTATCCGACAAAAAACAGCGATAGAAATAAGGCTTTGGAATTACTTGGTAAACGATACAAAATGTGGACGGATAAGGTTGAAGCCGATGTAACTGGAACAGTGGTGTTTGCGAATGAGTCAGACATACCAGATTAAGTCAAGCGATATTGTTGTAGATCTCCCCAAAACGATTGGCAAAGGCTATGGCCAGTTCTGGCGCTCACGGAATTTCTACCGCGTTGTAAAAGGTTCGCGCGGTTCGAAGAAGTCAAAGACGACAGCGCTGAACTTTATCACGCGCATCTTGAAATATCCGTGGGCTAACTTGCTTGTTGTGCGTAGATATTCGAACACAAATAAGCAATCAACCTATACGGATTTCAAGTGGGCAGCTAACCAACTGAAAGTCGCTCATAAGTTTAAGTTTAATGAGTCGTTACCCGAAATAACAGTCAAAGAGACAGGGCAGAAAATTCTTTTCCGTGGTTTGGATGATGAACTTAAAATCACATCTATCACGGTAGATGTAGGGATTCTCTGCTGGGCTTGGTTTGAAGAAGCTTATCAAATCGAAAGTGAAGACAAGTTTAGTACAGTAGTTGAATCAATCCGTGGTAGCTTAGACGAGTCTGACTTTTTTAAACAAATCACGGTTACATTTAACCCGTGGAATGAAAGACACTGGCTCAAACGTGTCTTTTTTGATAAAGAGACGCAGCGAGCGGATACGCTGTCGCTTACAACAACTTTTAGATGCAATGAATGGCTTGACGAAGTCGATATCAAGCGATATGAGGATCTATACCAAACGAACCCTAGACGTGCGAGAATTGTTTGTGATGGTGAGTGGGGCGTGGCTGAGGGGCTGGTATTCGAGAATTATAGCGTCCGAGATTTTGATATACAGGACACAATCAAACGAGTGGGAGAAACAGCTGCAGGGCTTGACTTTGGTTTCACACACGACCCAACTACTTTTCCGCGTCTGGCTGTTGATTTGGATAAAAAGGAGCTGTGGATCTATGCGGAACATTATGAGCATGCTATGACCACAGAAGATATTTACCAGATGATTGCTAGAAATGACATGCTAAATGCAGAAATCACAGCGGACAGCGCAGAACAACGATTGATAGCAGAGTTGAGGTCGAAGGGCGTTAGAAGGATACAAGCATCTGTGAAGGGCAAAGGCTCAATCAATGCCGGTATAGACTTTATGAAGCAGTTTAAAATCTATATCCACCCATCTTGCGAAAAAACGATAGAGGAATTTGATACTTATATCTACAAGCAAGATAAAGACGGCAATTGGTTGAATGAGCCAATTGATGCGAATAACCACGTAATCGATGCGATTCGCTACGCTTTGGAAAAATATCACATCGAAAGAAAATCGACACAAGATCGCATGAAGAATGCGTCTTATTACTTCAGGAGGTAAAGTTGGAAGTTAAATTTTTAAAAGGCACGCGCTTTGACAGTAGATCAAACGAGCATTTTATGATGATGCTTGAGGATTTTGAAGCTATCGAATATGGCTCCGACAATTGGATTGAGCAGTTAAAACGCTATGTGAATCGTCATAAAGCAGAGCAACAACCACGGTTGAAAGAACTGAAGCGCTACTACAAGGGTGATAACAATATCAAGTATCGACCTGCGAAAACTGACAAAACCGCGGCAGACAATCGCATTTCTAGTGACTTCGCTAAGTACATCACCATCTTTGAACAGGGTTACATGCTGGGAAATCCGGTCGAGTACAAGAATGAAAACAAAACCATTCTTGAACATATCAAGAATTTTTCAGCCAAAAACAACGAAAAGAAGCACAATTCCTCAATCAAGAAAGACTTGTGTGTGTACGGCCGTGCTTACGAGCTTTTGACAGTCACAGAGCGCGATAGCAAGGCGTGGGTTAAATTGTACAAACTCAGTCCAGAGCAAACTTTTGTTATTTACGATGATACATACGAGCAAAACTCGCTGATGGCAGTGAATTATTACAATGTGGATTATGGAGACAGCAAGCGCAAGACGATTATCAAGGTCTATACTGCAGATCGTATCTATAGCTACGAGTGGAAGTCCACGGATAGCGATAAAATGGCGCTCAAGGATGAGCAAGAACATTACTTTAAAGCTGTACCAGTAAATGAGTACAGCAACAACGAGGACCGCTTAGGTTCTTATGAGTCGGTTTTGGATAACATCGACGCTTATGATTTATCGCAGTCTGAGCTTGCTAATTTCCAGCAAAATAGCAACGATGCCATCTTGATGATTAAGGGAAATCCGTACACAGGAGCAGAGGAAAATGACTTTTTGGAAGATGGACGAATCAATCCCAATGGTCGGCTGTATGTGTCGCAGGCTTACAAGAAAGCTCAAGTCCTCATCTTGGATGACAATCCAAATCCGGGTGGAGCGAATCCTGATGCTAGCTATTTGATTAAATCGTATGATAGTGCAGGCGCAGAGGCTTATAAACAACGCTTAGTCAATGATATTTTACGTTTCACTTTCACGCCGGACACTCTTGATAACAGCTTCGCTGGCACGCAGTCAGGCGAGTCGATGAAGTACAAGCTCATGGCTAGCGACAACTACAGAGAGCAGCAAGAAGACCTGTTTGAAGCCGGTCTTATGCGTCGATTGCGTTTGGCAGTAAACATCTGGAAAATCCAAGGTAACGAAAACACAGCTTACGAGCTCATCAATGAAACTTCGGTAGTCTTTAGTCCGAACGTTCCACAAAATGAAAAAGAAATCGTCGAGATGATTAAGTCCTTGTACGGAATTGTCAGTGATCAGACTGTTTTTGAATTACTGAATCAAGTTACGGGTGTAGATGCTGAAGACGAGCTGGAACGTTTGAAAGAGCAAGAAGCTCTAGAACAGCCAGAACCGCGACTAGAACCCGTAAATGAGGTGGTCGATGATGAACAAGAAATCGAATCAAAACCATCTTGATTACTGGTCAGAACGGTCAGATGAGATTTTTCGTTATCTAGACCGAAAAGATATTGATTTTTTTGCTGAATTAAATAAGATCTATCAAGAGCAAGCTAATGAAATGCAAAAGGCTTTTTATGATTTTGTCAGCAAGTATTCTGAAAATGGCTCAATGAGTTATCAGGAGGCGCTACAGCGCTTGAAAGGTACTGATCTGTCAGATTATCGGGAGAATGCCAGGAAGTATCGTGAGCAGGCTGAGAAAGACCCAGAATTGCTTAAAAGGCTCAACGAGCAGTACACGACCGCACGCGCTACAAGATTAGAGTCATTGCAGCTAGATATGCTCTTTCGTGCCGGGGTCGCAAGAGGTCTTATTGCTGATAAATTTGAAAGCTATTTGCAGAAAATGGCTCTCATGGGCTATAAAAAGGCTATGAGCGGTCGGACTGGTACCATCAACGAACCAGCACTAAAAGAGTTGGTGAAAACTCCGTTCAACGGTTATAACTACAGTCAGCAATTGTGGGGCAATACAGACAATCTAGTGAAGGATTTAAAAAAAGTCCTGAAGGCTGGTTTTGTTCGTGGAGATCACCCGCGCACGATGGCTAGAGATTTAGCACAAAGATACAAAGTAGCCAACAGTAGGGCTGAAACACTTGTCAGGACAGACGGGACGATGATTGTCAATCGTTCCGCTATCCAACGTTACAAAGATGCAGGACTTAAATACTATCGAATATTGGTTCATCTGGACAATCGGACAACTGAAATCTGCAAAAGAATTCATGCGGAAGACAAGCGGTATCTGATTGACGAAATGCAGGTAGGGGTAAATGCTCCGCCTTTTCATTTCGGTTGTAGGTCGGGTGTGATGCCAGATGAAGAGGAACTAAATGGCGATGTCAATATTTATGGTCATAACTTTGAAAAGTTAAGAGATGATCTTGCTAATTTGTGGGATGATATATCAAAAGGGAGCCTACCTTACAAGAGTATTGAACGAAGTCTTGCAGAAAGCTATACAATTGGACGGTTGCCAAGTGTGAAGGGGACCGAAGAGTTACTGAAACGTGTACAAGTGACCGGTAAGAATTTAGCAAAAATCTTAGAAAAGCATGGCACAGAATTCCCATTGGAGCAAATGCTATTGTTGCAAGAATTAGTTGCTAATCCAGATTATGTCGCCGATAACTCTGGTCATCATAACAATTCGGTACTGCTTTATAAAAAAGTCCCTGAACGTTTGAAATATCTAATGGAAGCAGCGCTTATACAAAAAGATGATGGTAACTACATCATCCACTATCACAAAATTAAAAAACAAAAATTAAATAAATTAAAACGTGAGCAAAAGATACTTTACTCTAAAGATGATATGTGATATACTTAGAGTAGAGATAGAGGTTGAAAAGTATCCGCCTCCAACGCGCCACTTAGCTAGTGGGTCGAGAAATGCGGGCGACATTCGGCGGTCCCGCCTATCTTGCGCTTAGATAGTAATCTAGGCGCTTTTTTGTTGTCAGAAAGGAGATAAAATGTTTATTTGGAATTTGGTATCTATCACAGCAGGCATAATCGTCCTGCTCGTTTTATTAGTTGTAGGTTATTCAATTATCAGTGGGATGATTGACGGAATTAAGAAATCAATGAAAGCAGGTGATCCAGAATCTTGACTAGCAGGAACAGACTGCTATAAACCACTGTAAATTGCTATAAACTGGTATTTTTGATCAGTTTTTTTGAAGAAAGGAAAACAAAAAATGGAAGATTGGCAAAGACGTTTTATTGATGAGTATAATTCGCTTAAGGATAAATATACAAAATTACACAAAATGATTGTAAAATACGAAGCTGGTACGCTTGAATTTGAGCCGAAATGCTCAATTGAAGTTTTAAAAAATCAAAAACGTGCCATGGGTCAGTATTTATACTGGCTCGAAGTTCGATCAGAAATCGAAGGAATCGAATTATAAAACTAACCGTATGGAATCCCGTACGGTTTTTATATTGTCCAAACTTTGTTGAAGACTTTAAAAGCTGCATTGTTTCGTCGCCGGACGTAAAACGAGATTACCGAGTGGCGACGTAATCGCTGGAGGACAATCATGTCAGAAGAAATCAACGGAACTGTATCTACTGAATCAACTGAGACTGTCGACGCTCAGAGCGAGAAAGTAGAAACAAAGTCAAATGCGGATAGTGAGAAGCACGAACGTACTTTTACTCGCGCTGAAATCGGAAAGATGTTAGCTGCCGAACGTACCAAGTGGGAAGCTGAACAAGCAACAGCGCTTGAACAAGCTAAAAGTGAAGGCGAACGATTAGCTAAGCTTACCAAAGACGAACGTGCTAGAGAAGAGGAAGCGAAACGAATCGCTGAATTAGAAAAGCGCGAGCAGGATATAGCTGAACGCGAAATGAAACTAGCGACTCAATCGCTTTTGGCAGACGAAGGCTTGCCACAAGAATTTTTGGAACATGTGCTAGCTCCAACTGCCGAAGAAGTGAAAGCTAAAATTACGGCTTTGCGCAATGTATTTGATAGCGAAGTTGAAAAACGCGTAAACGAACGACTGGTTCAGAGCGCGCCTCGTCGTGGTACTACAACAGGAATCACGAAAGAACAAATTATGGCAATTGAAGACACTGACAAACGTCAGGCTATGATTGCTGAAAATATCAATCTTTTTAGAAAGGGCTAGAATATGGCTGAACAAAAACTAACTACTATGGCTAACTTGGGCGAAATCAAGTCTATTGATTTTGTCAACAAGTTTTCCAAAAATATCAACGATTTGCTGACTCTCTTGGGTGTTAGCCGTCGACAAGAATTGACAAGCGACCTCAAGATCCAGACTTACAAATGGACCGCTGATGTGGATGCGACAAATCCAGGTGAAGGGGAAGACATTCCGCTTTCTCAAATGGTGCGCGCTAAAGCCGATGCTTATGAAGTTGCATGGTTCAAGAAACGTCGCTCTGTCTCTGCTGAAGCAATCGCACGTCACGGGGCATCTGTTGCTATTACAGAAGCGGATATGCGCCTGATGCGTGAAATCCAAAACGGAATCAAAGAACAATTTTTTGCATTTCTCAAGAAAAATCCGACCAAAAACAAAGGTACTGGATTGCAGGGTGCTCTTGCTCAAGCTTGGGCTAAAATTGCAACATTTAACGAGTTCGAGGGTTCCCCGATTGTTTCATTCATCAATCCGCTTGATGCAGCTAAATATCTTGGGGATGCAAGTGTCGGAGCTGATGCATCTAATGTATTCGGTATGACTTTGCTTAAGAATTTCTTGGGCATGCAAAACGTCATCGTTATGAACGGTGTACCAGAAGGCAAGGTTTATACAACAGCGATTGAAAACCTTGTGTTTGCTAACTTGAACGTTTCTTCTGGCGATCTCGGCGGGTTGTTTGCGGACTTTACAGATGAAACTGGCTTGATTGCTGTTGCGCGTGACCGTGCATTGAAAAACCTCACTTACGAATCTGTATTCTTCGGTGCTAACGTGCTGTTTGCGGAAATCCCTCAAGGTGTCATAGAAACAACTATCGAAAAAGTGGCTCCTGCAGCAGTACCTGGAGGGTAATCAATGACAGCGATTGATACGAATGAGATTTTAAAAGAAATCAAATTATTAAAAGGGGTAAGCGATACTGCGCAGGATGACTTGCTGAATTTGACCATCAAAGAAAGCATTGAGCGCATCCTTGCCTTTGTCAATCGCTATTCCGAATCATCAATTTCAGAAATTCCAAACAGCGCAGCCTACATCGTCCGCGATGTGGCAGTGAAACGATTTAACAAGCTTAATTCCGAGGGTGCTAAGGCTGATAGTGAAGAAGGACGGACGTTTACGTGGGAAGATAGCTATCTATCCGAAGACGATAAACAGACTCTTATTTCTTTAGCTAGCAAGCGGAAGGCTCGAGGAATTGCTCGTTTTATCTAGGAGGTGGTACTGTGATTTACAACGACAGAGTCATCTTAATAAAAGAGACCGTTTCAAGTGATGGTCTTGAAGACGACGTTGCAGCTGAGCAAGTCGGACCTTTGCCTTGCCAACGAGGGACGTTGACTAACAATGAGCAGATGGGGATCTTTGGAAAATACAATCTAGACAGTTTTAAGTTGCATTTACAAGGTATTCATCAAGATTTCTCGGAAGTCATTTATAAAGGCAAGCGTCGAGCTATAAAAGGCAAGAAACATCACAAAAATAGTACGGTGATTTATCTATGAGTTTGACTTATCGCGTGAAGGGATTAGATAAATTTCTGCGCGAGGTGCAGAAGAAGGGGCGACAAGCTCCGATTGCTGTTGATAGAGAGTTGAATCGCTCCAGTCTACGCGTTGAGCGTTTGGCTAAATTGTACGCTCCTTGGGATACTGGCTGGATGAGTGAGAACATCTACAGCATGCAAGCGAAGTTTATGGGTTATAAGGTCATTTCTCCTGCTTACTACTCAATCTATGTTGAGTTGGGAACGCGGAAGATGGCACCGCAGCCTTTTATGCATCCTGCTGTACAAGAGGAATATCCGAAATTGATGAGCAATCTAAATAAGATGTTTAAGAGGTGATTATGGACTCACCAACAAGCAATTTACTAAGAGACTTAAAAAAGCGATTGGGAGCATTAAGCATCCCAATCCATTTTAAGCTGCCTGACGCGTCCGTAACCGAGCCGTTTCTTGTGGTGGGTGGTATTACATCCGACACATCAAAAACGGCGCAGACGGGGCTGATAATCGAAGATAGCACTATTCAAATTGATATCTTTCTGCCGGGTTCAAAAAGTCGGGTCTACGCAGAAAACGTCAAATCACAGGCTATTCGATTATTAGGTCGCAATAGGCGGACGACATCAACTATTTTGATGGACAACTCAATCGGTCGGGAGGTCTATCATATCGTCATTAAAACGACCGAAACAATTTTTTAAACAAGGAGGTCCTAAATGGCTGAAAAAGGACAAGTAAAAATCACTACAGCTAAGCCGATTGTTGGTAAGAAGGTATTCTACTTTATCCAATCAATCCATGCAGAAAAAGGCGAAGGGGCGCTTTTGCCAGCTTATCGTAAAGACGGAAGCACAACGCTTGGTGGTGAGTATCAGGATGAACAGACGCAACAAGGACGCTTGCTCGAGAAATCAAGTGACGAGCACTCAATTGAGTTGACTCAATACTTTGCGCCAATGGATCCGTCAGTAAATGTAATCTTGAATGCTCAAGCGACTGGTGAATCAATCAAGATTTGGCGTGTCATCGTTGACGAAAGTGTCAAAACAAAAATCGGTGAGTCTGGTAATCAAAAAGATGCTTATCCAGCTAAATTCGGTTATGCTAAAATCACTGATGATGTCGAATTCAACGATGACATAGAAGGATTCGTTGAACTTTCATACACAGCTGGAATTGTTGGCCGTTTGCAGGATGGCAAGTTCCCGCTTTCTGCCGAAGAACTCGCTTTGTTAAACGATATCTACACATATCAAAATCCGGGCGAAACAACCGGCGATTACGACAACATTCAACGCTAATTTTCAGGAGGGCGGCTTTAACAGGTCGCCCTTTTATTTTTGACTAAAGGAGAAAAACAATGGAATTTAAAATCGGCAACAAAATTGTGGAAATCAAATTTGATTTTCGTTTGATGTTTAGAATCGACAAGGATCTTGCGACAAAAGACGCGAATGGCCAGTCTTCAAAAAACGGAATCGGTGCCCTGTTTTATAAAATCGTCGATCGTGACGACCAAGGTATTGTGGATTTGATTCAGTTTTGTGGCAGCAAAAAAGGAAAAGCGGTCAGTGAAGATGAAGCATTGTCAGCTATTGAAAATTATTTCGAAAAATCTGACGCTGAAGATCCGCAAGAAGCCCTATTCGAAGAAATTCAGGAAGAAATGGTTCAATCTGGTTTTTTCAAGAAGAAGATTTTGAAATATATCGAGAACATGCGTCTTGGGTTGGAATTGGCAGAGAGCCAAGCTACAGAAAACGACGCAACAGCTCAAATGCAAGCCAAGGCCATTTCAGAAATTATTGGCAAGATGGAAAGCGCGCTCTCTTAACCGAATGCGCAAGGCTTGGTCTAACTGACCAAGAAACAATCTTGAATTGCAATAAATGGGAGCTTGACGCCATTCTCGAAGGTCTGCACTATAGACAGATTGAAGCGCGTGAAAACTTATCCGCATTAGCTTTGGAACTGCGCTACACGCTCAATAGTAAGAAGGTTGATACCAATAAACTCAGCAAGCGCAAAGAAAAAGAAAGAGTGCGAAGAAGCTTCCATAAACCTACGAAACAAGAAATCAAAAATAAAA